TATTAAATAATACAATACCAAGCAGCAGAAAAATTAACAAACCGTATACCAATACAGTTGTTGCAACTCAAAAAATTTGGATTGATAATATGAATAAGGGTGTGGTTAAGCATAAAGGTGGTGAAACATGGAATCTTGGTGCAAGACTTATATATCATTTTGGTGGTATTATAACACATGGAACAAAAGCTGCAACTGCTGATAGTAAAAAACGTACAGTTAGTTATGGTATTGAAACCAAAATTAGTGTCGCTAAGAATCACGTTGACGGTCCGCTTGGGGGTATTTCAATGCAAGGTACTATCATATCAACTCCGCTTGGCTTTGTAAATCCCGATGATATTGATGAATTCAAAAAGAAACATATACTATATTTTCGTAATTTATTTGAAGATGATACAATTAATGCTGATGAACTCACATTATCAACAAAAAACATTGATGCAAATGGCAAAATTTCATTTGAAGATGAAATAATTGAAAAAAGTCCAGAATTACCAGAACCAGAAGTTATATAATGAAAACCAGAACATTATTGGTTGATGCTTCTTATCTTTTACAACGTTCATATCATGGCGCAAAGGATACATATACGCAATCATATGGACATATTGGAGCACTTTATAGTTTTTTAACCACTGTTCGTAAAATGATTAAAGAACATATGATCAATAAGGCAGTACTTGTATGGGATGGTGAAGGTGGTGGTGTTCAGCGTTATGAGATTGACAATAAATATAAAGCCAATCGTAAAAGCAAAGAATGGTATAATAAAATTGAATTAAGTGAAAGGGAGATTAAAAGAGAAAAAGAAAAAAAAGATTCAATTCTTAAACAAAGACAGAGCATAAAAGCATATGCAGAAGAATTGTTTTTAAGACAAATTGAAATACAGGACATTGAAGCAGACGATATTATTGCTGCCTATTGTTTGAAATATAATAATAAAGAAGAAATTTTTCTTTATTCAAACGACAGAGATTTTGCACAATTATTGGATTTGAATTTAACCATTATATTTCCGAATATTGAAAAGCCAGTAACTAAAATGAATTATATGATGTACTTTAATCATCATTATTCAAATGCATTAATATTAAAGATAATATGTGGTGATACTTCTGATAATATTGATGGTATTGAGGGTATGGGTGAAGATACTCTTTTAAAATATTTTCCAGAATTGAAATTTAAACATCTGACGGTGAGAGAAATTTGTAAAAAAGCAGATAAAATTAATGAGGAAAGAATATTATATAAAATGAAACCACTAAAATCACTTGTTAATTTATTGAATAATATTGACAGATTAAAAATGAATTTTAAATTAGTTAATTTGAGAGAACCGTTGATCAATGATGAAGTAAATGTAGAACTGGATAATATCGATTCTCCGTTATCATTTGATGACAGAGGTAGCAAAAATTTGATAAAAATGATGAAAGAGGATGAATTTCTAACGGTTTATGGTAGCACATTTGTTCAATACGTAGAACCATTCTATACCGTAATCATGTGTGAAAGAGATTTATATAAAAAATATAATCCTAGCAAAAAATAGTTTTTAAAAACCCTTTCTATTTAGAAAGATTCTAAATACATTTGTATATAGTTTATTAACAATTAAAAATTTATAAAATGAACGAAAAAGAGCATAGTAATTTATTCAGGTTTTCACTGTATCAGGAAAATGTTTTATTGTGTGAAAAAGTATTTGATGCTGATCAGTTTAATCCTTTCACAAGGTATTCAATTGATATTAGAGACATTTTACCAAGATCAATTACCAGATTACAGAAGGTATTATCAAGAAGGAGTTACAACACTGTTATTGAATATGGCAAAGCAAATTATGGGGATTTGTATCAGTTTAATCAAAAAATGATAAATCTATATCCAAAAGAATATAGAGAAGGCATGCGTTATAATCCTCAACCTGTTGTTCAACAAATATCCATTGAGCAAGAAGAAAAGACAATTCGTGGTGTTGAATGTAAAATCGGATTTTATATTAACGACAAACCAATTGTTGAGAGAACATTTTATGTTGATGGTTTTAATCCTGTTGCAAGATGGTCACTTGATTTAATTGATGAAGTTGTATATGTTACTAATAGTATTAAGTCAAAAATCTTAAATAGTGATGAGAAGAACATGTGGGATGATTATGATTTGATTAATATAAAAGGTTTGTCAATTACACAAATCAGAGAACTTTCCCCTTCGAAAAGAGAAGAAATGCTAAGAAGACTTAAGCGAAATTAAGTTTTATAATTATATGGGCAGTTGTTGGAAATTTTTTATTTTCATTTGTTAGTTATTATTATCTTTTGTTTTTCTCCAACAACTGCCTTCTTTTAACAAATATTTCAAATGAGTGAAAATACAGAAAATACCCTGACCTCTTATTTAGGTCCTGAATTTCAGCAACGTTTAATGTGGCAATTACTTGTTGAACCAGAATTTGCAGAAAAAACAATATCTAATTTAGCAATCGAATATTTTGATGACCCAAATCTTAAAAGATTATTTATAATAATTCTTGAATATTATAAAGAAAACGGAAAAGTACCAAATCTTCAGAACCAAAGTATATTACAAGCAATTAATAAATATAAAACACCAAATAATATTATTGAAGAAGAATCGTTATTTGCTGTAATTAAACGTATTGAACTATGGAATGAAAGAATTATTAATAAGCAATTATTATATGATGGCGATATTATTCAAAAACAAACAAAAGAATTCATTAAACAACAAGAATATAGAAAAATTGGTGAGTACATACTTACCAAAACAAAGAGTGGTGAAATAAGAAACAAATATTTTAATACTGAGATTCAGGATAAGATTCAAAAAATTTCACATATTGGTGATGAAGAAGATTATGGGACTGATGTGTTTGATAATATTGACCATGCATTAAGAAAAGAATTCAGGCAAACAATTGCAACTAGTGTAGGTGCTATCGATATACTTACTGGTGGTGGTTTGGGTAAACAAGAAATTGGTGTAATATTAACACCGAGTGGGGTTGGAAAGACAACATTGCTTACAGTAATTGCAAATAGTGCTTATGAAGAACAGAAAAATGTTGCCCAAATAGTATTTGAGGACACTATTGAACAAATTCAACGTAAGCATTTTACATTGTGGTCAAAAGTTCCATTAAGCAAAATTGATGATGAAGAACAAAATGCTATAGTCAATAGAATTGCACACGAGAAAGCCATTAAAATGAAAGGCAAGGGCAACCTTGTTATTAAAAAGTTTAGTCAGGAGAACACTACCATGATGGACATTCGTAAATGGATGATTGGTTATGAGAAAAAATATGGCATTAAATTTGATATATTAGTGCTTGACTATTTAGACTGTCTTGAATCACATAAAAAATCTCCTGACAGAAATGAAGCCGAACTTGTAATTATAAAATCTTTTGAAGCACTCGCATCTGATTTTAATATACCTGCATGGACTGCAATACAAACCAATCGTAGTGGTTTTAATGCCGAATATGTTGAAGCATATCAAACAGGTGGTAGCATAAAAAGAATACAAAAAGCACATTTTTTTATGAGTGTTGCCAAAACAAGAGATCAAGCAGAAGCAAGTTTAGCTAATATTCGAATAATTAAAGCAAGATTTGCAAAAGATGGTCAAGCATTTAATGATTGCGTATTTAATAACGATACATTGGAAATTAGAATTGAAGACCCTAAATATCCTTTACAAGCTAAAGGAGTGAAACATCATGACACTGAAGATATTAATAAACTGGATAAAACCATAATTGAAATACAAAAAAAATCATCTGATATTAATATACATACTGCAATTAGTAAACGTGAAGAAAGTCTTTTAAGTCAGATTACAAATCCAGATATAAATGATAATATAAATTTAAATGATGAACCTGTTGATCTTGAACAATTCATTCCAAAGACTGATAATGGAGAAATTGAAAATATGCATATTGAAACAACCAGAACTGATCTATCTGAAATTGAAATAAAACAAATATATGATATTGCAAAAGAAGCAATTACCGAAACAAAGAAAACTGAGGGACTTATTGAAATAGAAGGTAATGTGGAAATAAAAACTGAAAATGATGGTGTAACTGAGGGTGTAAATGATGGTGTAACTGAGGGTGTAAATGATGGTGTAACTGAGGGTGTAAAAAAACCTTGGGGTACAATTGTAACAACTTTTGGGAAGCCAGTATTTGAATGGACTGGAGATACAAATACTGTAAATGTGACTGAAAAAGAGGTAAAATTTGAAGATGTTTCTCCACCAAAAGAAACAAATGTGCAAGGAATTGTGCAGAAATATGATGAAATTAATAAAAATAATTGTTCATATTCGCCTCCGAAAGCAATGTTAAATAAAGAACAAGTTGAAGAAATTGAAAGAGAATTGAAAAATCCAGATGCACCACCAATTGAGCACATGGGATTGCATGAGAAGTTAAAATTAATTGAAAAACATCAAGACATTTTTAATAAAAAATAATTATTTTATAAAAAATTGTAACTTTTTAACACTTATTACGTATTTATATTTTCAAAATTTATTGTTATTTTTATTATTTATATAAAAACCAATAAAAATATGAAAAAAGTAAATGAAAAAATAGAATCTCCTGAAATTGAAAAAGCATTAGCAACAGAAAGACTAGAAAAAGCTGCAGAACTTTCAGGTGAACGTGATTTAAAAATTGATGAACTTAATGCTGAACGTGATTTAAAAACAAAAGAACTTTTAGCAGAACGTGACTTAAAAACAAAGCAACTTGCTGATAAAGATAAAATTATTGCACAAAAAAATGCATTAATTTTAAAATTAGAACAGGAAATTGCAGGGTTTAAAGGAATGGGATTTATAGAAAGAATATTTTATAAATAATTTTTTTTAAAAATATTTTGGAAAATACTTGCATATTAAATTTATGTTTTGTATGTTTGCATCGTCTTAGGACAAGTGTTCTTTAAAAAGATTGAAATTAAAACGGGGAAGTATGCGAATAAAAATTCAAAAATACTATCGTATTACTCCTTACTGGAGAACTGATCGTGTTTACAGAAAAATGGTTACAGCAGATTGTCAGTAAAACAGTTGATTGGTGACTCGAAATCACCCTTCCCCGCAAAGAAATGGAAACGGTTTTGTTATTACAGTAAATAATTAGCTCAGTGTAGAGCGTCCGCATTCAAAGCAGAAGGTCGGGGTGTCGAAACCCCATCATTGTAAACAAAAATAACAAACAAATTATCCATTTTTCTTATAAGTTTTCATGGGATTTTCACAAAATCCCATTACATTGCGAGAGAGTGAAACGGATTTATCATTCGTGGCTCATAACCACAGAGATATTGGGTTCAACTCCCATTCTCGCTACAAAATGAAGAACTGGTGGTTTTTACAGTAAATATAAATTTAAGCCAAATGTAAACTTACCAAACAAAGACCAACAAATTTCTTCAAAATTATAAAAACTAATTCCCTGTCGTCCCTGTGGCGACACAAACTTCAGGGTATCGTTCTTTAAAAAAAATGAGTATAGTAAAGCCTCTTGCGAAAGTAACGTAACTATACGAATAATACAAAGGGAAAACTAAAAGTGTTTACAGAAAATTCGGTGGTTCGAATCCATCATTGTCCGCCAAAATGGACAGTTAGACAAGCGGTTAAGTCAAAACTCTATGAAAGTTTCAAAACAAATTCAACAAATACTTTTAAACTATTCCCCAAGTTTTAAAACGGAATGGGTGAAGATAAATTATTTTCAATAATATTAAACCCAACCCGTTTAACACCTAACATTTGAAGCATGTTGCAACGTGCGTGGTTAAGAATGGTTTTTATCAGCAGAAGTGCTGAGTTTTTTCAAAAATGAAGAAACAAAGAAGAACTTGTTGTGTATACAGTAGATTGAAAAATGTAATCCCCCTCATATGAGAAGGGGGACAAACTTACCAAAATACAACTAAACTTCTTCTCTTATTTGAGAAGTAGATGTTTTTCTTAAAAAATGGGTGGGGACTTGA